CCGTTCTCAAGCAGTGGCGCGGCATTGCAACTCGTTACGCCAAACATACGGCTTCATATCTTGCCGCTGTACAGATTGCCTGTTTTGTTGGTTGGGGCAAAACTATTGTCGACACACCCTAACGAACCCATCATTATTTCGATAGCTTCGACACTTCCGACATGACGGGCTAATTCGTTTGCCGCGCCCATCATGGTAGTGCTGTTTATCATGTCGTTGGTATTCGCTTGAATTTCGGCGGCTCTTTGTTGAAGTCTTACAAATTCTTCATAGGTTGCTCCGCGATTTGACATCACGTTCGCAAGTTGTTGTTCGAGGCGGATATTTTCGTTCGTGAGTGATATGGATTGTTGCAAAAATCCGATACCTGCCCGCACGGATAACACACCGACAATTCCGCCGAGAATACTTTTTAACCCGAGTGCGTTTGTTTTCCCGCCGGCTATTTCGGCGTTGAAATTTGCTTGTTCTCGTATGTTGTCCCGAATGTTGCGTCCGGTTTGGTTTACAATATTGTTTAATTGCTGATATGCACGATTCGCCCCGGATGCATCCATATTTTGCAATGCTTGGTTCATATCGGTTTGCGCTTGAATAGCTTGCTGTAATTGCCAGCGCAAATTTTCAACTTCGGAATTTGCTTGCTCGACCCCGATAATTGCGATTCGGGTTTTTTGTACGTCCTCAATTTGACTTCGCAATGCGGTGATTCGGTCGCCCATGCCGTTAATATCGTCAAGCGCATTCGGCGGAAGCAAGTTCATGTTTGCGGCTTGAACGCTGATTTGTTCCTGCGTGAATGTTAATTGCCGCAACATTTCATTAGCGGATTCGACTTCAATTTTAAAACGCTCGGCATCGTTGCCGCTGAAAATTTCAATGTTATTTGTGCTTACCCATTCAATGTTCGCCATTTGTTGCAATGCGTGGGCATTGTCCCGAATGCGTTTTTCAAAAGCATTGGCGGAATCGTTAAGCTGGTTGAAACCACGATTCATTGCCGAAAAATCGCCCTGTTCCATCGCGGCATTCATGGATTCTTGAAGGTTGATTAAATTGTTGAGATTGCCGCGCATACCCTCGTATTCGGAATTAAAGCGGGCGATTTCGGTATCGTTAAGCAGAGAAACGTCCATGCTTTGCATTGACGCCATGCGCTCGCCTAATTCTTGTATACGTTGGTTCGTGGCGTTAATGTCGTCAATCGCGTTTGGCGGAAGCAAGTTCATACCGGCGGCCAGAACGCTGATTTGTTCCTGCGCGGATGTCAATTGCCACATCATTTCGTTAGCGGCATCAACCTCGCTTCTCAAACGCTCGGCATCATTGCCGCTGAAAATTTCAATGTTATTTACGCTTACCCACTCAATGTTCGCCATTTCCTGCAATGCATGAGTATTATCACGAATACGTTTTTCAAAGGCTTCGGCGGCATCGTTAAGCTGATTAAAGCCTTGATTCATTGCGGAAAAATCGTTTTGTTCCATCGCGGTATTCATGGCATCCTGCAAGTTAATTAAATTGTTGAGGTTTCCGCGTATACCCTCGTATTCGGAATTAAGACGGGCGATTGCGGGATCATCAAGCATAGACACGTCCATGCTTTGCATTGCCGCCATGCGCTCGCCTAATTCTTGTATGCGTTGGTTCGTAGCGTTAATGTCGTCAATCGCATTCGGCGGCAATAACTCCATACCGGCGGCTTGAATGCTGATTTGCTCTTGGCGTTGCAAAAAATTTTCGGTTATGTCGGTTAAAGAAATCATTTCATTTTGGAAACGCTCTATGCCGGTGTTTTGAAAAACTTCGATTCGGTTTTGACTGTCCCATCGAATACCTGCAACGCCTTGAAGTTGGTCTTGCAATGCGGCTGTGCTTTCGGTTGCGGCTTCGATTTGCGCCCGTACCGTGTCGAATCCTCCGACGCTTGCATCATTTGCGGCGGTATTATAAACGCTTTCAAAAGCGGATTGTACAGAATTAAGACTTGCCGAAATCGTGTGAAGAACGGCGGATATATTGTCGGTCATTGTAATTTGCGTTGCTATAACTGACAAACGAATCACCGCCCTTTTTGAAAAGTAACGAAGGGCAAGCGATTTATTTCCGCCTGCCCTTCGCCCGTGCTGAATTTTGCTTGTTTTTCATGTCCTGTTCGTGCTTTTTGTCTTGCTCGACTTTGATTTGCATGGATGCAAAATAAAAGGCTTTCTGCTCGTCATCGCAGAAAAGAAACTCGTCAATATCAGAGGGCTTCCAACCGTGCTTCTGTATCGCATAGTGCAGAAAACTGCCTTCGGCGTCGCCCTCTATGAGTTTTTTGCTTCTTCGATTTTTTCATCCAACGAAATATTCAGCCGGTTGTATTTCAGCATGAACATTACCAAGTTTTGATAATCGCCCGCTTCGTCCAGCATAGCGAAAAGCAAATTTTCGGCATCTTTTACGCCGTAGCTGTTTTGCAGTTCGATGTTGTGAAGGTCGGGAAAAACCACCGAAGCGACAACTTGCTTTGTTTGCATCGCTTTGACGTCAACTTTCGGGTGCGCCCGCATACCCCGGTCTTTTGTTTCAACGATGGTTGTACACTCGTCTTTTATGCGTTCGTTGTCTTGCGCCGAAAGGGGTTTTAATTCCCACGGAATCGGTTTGCCGTTTTCGTCAACAAAGTTTTCACTTGCGGCATAAAAGGCGTTGGATTTCGTTTTCTTGTTTGCTTTTAAAAACTGCTTCATGTTCGACATTTTATAATCCCTCCAAATCGCTAAATTCTTGCGGCATATCCCAACTTTCAAACGTGCCGGAAATATCTTCGTGGAGCATTTGGTCGCCCGCAACGATTTTCGACAAAATCAAGTCGCCGGTGATTAAACAATCGTGATACACAATTGTTTGGCTTCCGACACGCGCGGTTCTGTCGTTGTTTGTGGTTTGAATTTCAAAGTACGGCATCTCGCCGGTTTTTTGGTAATGGTCGGCAACTTTTCGGAAAATTGATTGGTTGAAATGTGCCGTGCCGCTCCATACGCCGGAGCCTCCCGCCGCTTTGTTGCCGAAACCGACTTTACCCATGATTCGCACTTGTTGGGAGTTGATGGTGTATTTTCCCTCAAAATCGGTCATGTGCAAAAAGTTGTAGCGGCGGTCATTCAGCGTAACAAACATTTTCGCTTCACTGCCGTACACGGCATCCCGTGCGTGCATAATCGGATTACTCACTGTTGATTCCCCTTTTCTATGCTATTTGAACGGTCATATACAAGAACGACATTGCATTTACGGGCATAACGGTATCCGTTACCAATACCGAGCGGCGGGTATTGCCTTGTTCCACGACAATATCGGACGGCATAAATTCTTGTATCGCCCTTATGTTTTGCAACATCTCGTGATGCTTTACGATGTCACTCCATAATGAAATACGCCCGTCCTCATCGTTAGGCACTTCGCCTAAATAAAGAGTATTGAAAAGCATCGCAATGTCATTTCCGATTTGGTCAAGCACCCGGATTGTTTGGTTGTACTGAAAATCGGCGTTTTGCGTTACCGACAATGAAACCAAACTGTTGATGTCGGAAAGCACCCGCATTTCGCCCGACCCGCTGCGATAAAACGAAAATTTACCCGCACGAATCGCCCGTTCATAGTCAAGCTGGGTGTAATCGCAATCCACGGTAAATTCTCCGTCGTAAATGTTATTGGTTGCGGTACGGTTTACGGGTGTTCCGGCGATAATGCCTGTTGTCCACCAGACTAAATCTTGCGGGTTCGCATCGGAATCCGTCGCGGTGTTCATTACATTAACAACGCCCTCGTAGTCGAAGGCGTTATCGTGTGTTACGCATTGGAATTTTACGCCCTGTTCGTCCCTCATGCGGCGGGTAAACATAGAAAACAGCAACTTGACGGCAGGTTCGTTTGACGGACAACCGATAGCGTTGAAGCTGAAACCTTCGATTTTTTCGAGGTAGGTTTGATAATCGGCGTTTGTAATAACGGGGCTGATTCCGCCGGTCAAAGGCATACCGGCTGTCGGGGAAAAGGCAGGAACATCCCGCCGCCATGTGACGAAATCGTTATCCGCTAATTCGGCAGGAGTACGCACGGTTTGAATTTCAACAATTGCACTGTCGAAAATGGTTGTTACATCGAACAAATCCGGTTCGTCAACATTCGGGGCAACCACGATTTTAATTTCGTTGCCGCGTTCGCCAACGTGCCTTGCCGTTGCGTAATCGTTGGATGCCCGCGCACCGCCGCTCCCCAAACGATAAAAATACCCGACCCGGATATTGCGAAAAAGGTCGCGCAAGCCCCGCAAGTTGGGATGGGTGAAGTCATAACCGAAAATGCGCTTGCTGTGCCGTTGGAAGTCGCGGGTCGTTACTTCGATAACATTATCAATGTCGCCCCATTCCAACACCAACGGAATTGTAGCAACGCCACGGTCGGAAAAAACTATGTTTGCCCGATTAAGCGCGACAAAATTTATATACGCCCCGGGTAATATTTTATTTTGCACTAAAAATGCGCCGCCGCCTAAACTCATGCTTTTTCACCTCCCTTCCGGGGTTTTAATGTTTTATCCTCGCGCTCGTAAAACTTTTTTAACATCGCCGCGATTTGAGCATGTGAATAGTTTTTGTCGTCATCAAGCAACGTCCGCAAAACATCCCGCCGGTGCGAGTAGGTCGAAGATTTGATAAGTTGCTCGGGGGTGAACTTCGGCAAATCGTCGTCGGGCGATTCTTCGCCGGGTGTTTTGTTTACATTCGCGCTCTGTTCGTCATCGGGCAGTGCATCGCCCGGTGCTTTGCCCGCGCCCGCCCCCTGCCCGTCGGAGGAGGCTTCATCGTCGGGTTTGGGTTCGTCCGTTTTGCTGTTGTCCGGCATTTCCGGGGCTGATTCTTTGCCCCGTGTTTCGTCCGGTGCTTTGCCCGCATCCGCCCCCTGCTCGTCGGCGAGCGGTTCTTCGGGCGGCATTTTTGCCAAAATTCGGGCAATCATTTCTTCGATGGGGGCATTTTTTGAAACCCCTTCTTCGATGCCGAGTTCAACCATAATTGCGTACAATTCGGGCTTCTTCTTGCCCGCTAACATTGATTCAGAGTACCTTTGTTCCATGAAAATCATCCTTTCGTCCTAAATTCGATTGATTCGAGATGCGCCATTAAATCCGGGTCGTATACTTTGCGCACTCTCACGTTGTAATTTACATAGAAAAGCAATGTTTCGTCGTGAATTTCGCCGTGCATACCGACCCCGCGAACCAAGTTGCCGTCAACCTCGATGTACTCCATCGCAAGATACAATTCGTCAAGCGTTTTGTAACATTCGGTTTTCGGTTGGTTCGTGTTTTCAGGGAAATAGTGTATGCAGTAGGAGTTTTCCCGCATGTACGTTTCCCCGACTTCTTTTTTGTTCGACGGATTGAGCAACTTAATAAAAAAACAAGGTCTTGTTAAACCTTGCTTCACTTCTTCGGGGAAAATAACGTATTTATCACCGAAGTGTTTATTAAGTTTTACACTGATTCCGTCTTGTATTGCAGATAACGGTTTAAAAGTGTCCACGGCGTCACCCCTTAAAATTATTGAAAAACTTTTGCAACTTGTTTTCGACGATGCGTTCTGCGTCTTTTCTCAATTCATCCTCGGATATTTTCAGCATGAAAATGCCGTCCGTCCAACGTGAATTGAGATGCAGGGTAACGCCGACCTCCGGAACGTAAACACCGCGATGCCCTTTTTCAACGTATATCGCGTAATGCATGGGATTGATTACTTCCACACTGTAGATGTTGCCCGATTTTGTTACGTTTCCGATTGTCCACGAATCCCGCAAGCGTCCGCCGCCGCCGTTGTAATTTACATCGTTCGGCAAGCCTTTGTTTACGGGGGTTCGCCTTTTGACTTTGGCAAGAAGGCGGGCGGCTAAATCCTTTACAACTGCAACGGAAAATTCGTGCATATCATCGGCTGAAAGTTTTTCAAATTGCTTCTTCAACTTTGTGAATTGTCCGAAGTCAATTTTTGCCCGTGTTTTAGGCATTACACTGCCCACCCTTCAAACGGTATCAAAACGATTTCCCGGTGATGCTCGAAAACGCCCGCTTCGCCGCTGTATCCGTATTCGAATACTTGGTCGCGCCGCTTTACAACGATTTTGCAACCGGCTTTGATTTCCAACGTTTCATCAAGAAAGAGTTTGACGGTTTGGGGCGTTTTTGCCGCCGTGTCGGTTTGGTTCGCGCTTTGCAACGATGCAAACGACAACTTGCAAGGTTCATCGCTGATAACGGCGACTTCCTCATGCACGGTTGACATGTTCGACTGCAAAACCGGCTGATACTCGTAAACGGTACAAGTATCTTTCCACATTCGGCGCAATGCCTTTCTTGCGGGGCTTACCATTTCAACCGCCGAAATGCAGAAAATTGCGGCTTGCCGTAATTCAACAAATGTTCGATAAGAGCGTTTAAGCGTTCTTCCGCACTCATAACCTTATCCGTACCCCACGAAAACGAAGTGTCGCCTTGCGATTCCTTATTTAACAGCACTTCGTTAAGGTCAACAACAAAGCCGTTCAAATCGCCGCTTGCTTTTTTCGCTTTTAAAAATTCGGCGCAAGCCATGTCAACGGCAATTTGATATAAACCTTCGGGGATTTCGGATAAATTGGTTTCGTTCCGGATTGTATTGGTAACTTTGTCAATTACGAACCCGATTACCCAACCGTCTTTATCCGTATCGAAGGTGTAGCCAAGTGAAGCAAGCCTTAAAATAATATCTTTCCGCATGACTTCCGCCCCCTTTTAGCCTCTCGAAATAATGCGGGCAATCGGGATAGCTTTGTGGTCAATGTATTCTCCGTTGGCGTCGTTGACCAATTCCCAGTTGTCGCCGTCTTTTAATTCGGAGGTGGTGGGCGATTTGCTTGCCATGTTATTTTTGGTAAAGCTGATTCCGTTGGGGGCGAATACTTTGCGTTGGCGGCTTACGAGGGACGTTTGCCCGCCGTTTGTTTTGGCTTCGCGCACCATTTCATACGGTACTTCCGCCCCGACATTATCGTAATCAAATGCACCGTCGCCCAGCACGTAAGTTTCAAACGCCAACGACCCGCCGCCTAAGTCAATCGCGGGCATACCGTCGTCAATCAAAACCAAACGCCCGTTCCATGTTGCCATCCCTAAATCACGGGTTACGCCGTTTGCATCGGTTTGCGTTAAGTTTTTGAAGAGGCGTTCGTTTTCAAGGTTGGTTGCAACTTCGCTGTGCATAATCGCAAGTCCGAAAATTTGCTTGTTATCGCCCGCCGCTCTTTGCATTGCTTTGTTAAGAGTAGCAAGCCCGACATTCGGGTTTGCGTCGCTTGAAATATCCATCGTGTGGCGTTCGATGAATCTTTCGTTTTCAGTACCGGTCATTGAGAAAATGCCCACAAGAATTTGAAGCAAAGTATCTTGGTCAACGCCTTGCCAATACTCGCCGACCTGACGGGCAACATTAGACATGAAGCCCGCTCCGCCCGTGATGTCCTCGGAAAAATCCCGTTCAACCCACGAATTTGCCCGACCGACAACGATAACGGAACGCTCGAAAGTTGTTGTGCCGGACGCGACAATATCCGTTTCACCGTCATAGTTTTGCGCCGCGCCGCCGATACGCCCGAAAATGGGAAAGCTCGCAACGTTACCTGCCGTCTGCGCGGCAAGGGTGGTGCGAAATTGTGACGTGGGGCGAATCGCGCGGGAACGGATTAACTCGTTCCTTCGTGTTTTCGGGATTAAATTAACATACGCCCCGAACGCTTCGGGGTTAAAAGTTTTCAAATCAAATTTTGACATTTTGGTTCATCCTTTCTTTAATTGTGGTTTGCGCCCGGAGGCGCGGCAGTTTGTACAGGCGCAACCGTTTGAGTTACGGGGATTTCCGCGCCGGGGTTCGCGTCCATATACGCCGCTAATTCCTCATAGGTCATTTTTGCAAAATCGACTTTGTCGTCGGGAGCTTTTGTGCCGGATTCGCCGGGTTTAGCACCTTTTATGTTGGGCTTTGCAGGTTCGGTTTCGGCGGGTTCGAACAAAAACGCCGTATCCTCGGCTTCGATTAACTTTTTAATTTGACTGTCCAAACCTTTAATTGTGCCGTCTTTGGCAAGGTCGGCGTCGTCCAAATCCAACAACGCCTTAACAGCTTTTACGTTTTTCGCTTTCGCGGCGGTCAATGCGGCGTCAAGAGCGGTTTCGATTTTCAACGCCTTAATTTCGGCGGCGTGTTTTTCGTCCTTTTTGGTGTTGTCGGCTTGCAACTTGGTGATTTCCTTTTTTAACGCCTCCGTGTTGCCGGAAGAATTTTTCAAGGCTTCAAGTTGCCCGTCGCGCTCTTTTAAGGATTCCGCCAGCTTGCTTTTTTCGTCGTTTACTTCTTTGAACCGAGCATAAGGAATGAAGCCCTTTAATTCTTCAAGGCTCGCGGTTTCGGCTTTTGCCGCCAATTCCTCGCTAATCCCCAATGCGGTAAATTCTGCTTTTTTCATTTTTTGTTCCGCCTTTCCATTTTTTAACGCCGTTTAGTCGGCTATATTTTTATTGCGGTATCGCCCGCAATTCGCGGCATATAAAAACCGCCCCGAAAGGCGGTAATTATGGTTTGATGTTTTTTTAACAGCTTTGAAGCCCGCAAGAAACAGGGGATTGCGGCTGTTGCGTTACTAACCGGATGCTAACGGCATAAAAAGAACGCCGTTTCCGGCGTTCCGAAGGGGGAGGCGTTGAATACCGCCCCTTTAATTACGCAAACTCTTTGTCGATGTCGAAGCCTAACCCAAACTCTTCCGGGTTTAACGGCACAAGATTGGTTTTCAACGAGGAAAGCACTTCGTTATATGCCAACAATTTCCCGTCCCTAAAGGGGCTGTTCATTTCATTTTTTGCTTCGTTGGCAAGTTCGACAATGTGCGTTATGCATTCCTTCAACAATTCACCGTTCATATTTTTAATCCCCTTTCGGTGGCTATGCTGACAGCAATGTTAAGTAATTCTTGGTTTCGGTCAATGTCGGCATTCCACTTTCTTATTATGCCGGCGTGATAGCGTTCGTCGCGATTGTCCCAATCGTCAACATACACAGAAGGGCTGTTAATTTTAATCCTATGCTCTTCAATGTTCGCCTGATAGCTTTTTGCCGACCTCAAAAGTTGGTTATCTGTCTGCCCGCTTAATGTAATAAACGAACCGTAATGTTTGCCGCCGTTTCTCGTATCCATGAAAGCAGTATAATCGCTTTCGCCATCATCGTCAACGAAGCCGCTTCTGTCGGATTTTTTTCTATTCATCGGCGGGAAATCCGCACAAATTACATGGGTTCTCATAGGTGTACTCAATGCCGTTTTCGTGATTTTGACAAGACGGACAATAGTAGCTAATGATTTCCGTGCCTGTTTCAATTGCCGCCAAAACATCGACTTCAAATTTTTCAAAAGTGGCATCTTCGGGAAACATTGTAAAATCCAAATGTTCGCCAAATTTTTTAAAATACTTGCCGCTCAAATCCTCATATTTTCGTGACAGCGCATGAGGATAAATATGTTTCCATCCGGTTCTGTCAACGGGTTCGCTCATCTTAATTCCTCCATGATTTCAGCAAATACATTCACCGTCGAAGGGAAATATTCAGCAAATGCATTTAATTTTTGCGGGTCAAATTGCAATTCAAATAAGTGTGCGAACGCTTCGGTATAAACGCCCAGCGGTCTTTGTTTCCAATATTTCGAACCATGCCCCCATTTGCCGCGAACCGGAACACTGCTTGTGTTTGTCATCCCCTCCAGTATATCGGACACAGCACTTAACATATCAGCGTTTTCGCCGCGCAAAATTACGGATAATTGATTATGCACATTTCCGCGACCCAAAAATGCGCTTTCGTCGGGGTCAATCATTCGTTCAACCATATCATTATAATCGGCTGAAAGCGAGGTCGCAAGACGGTTCAAATAACCATCGCTTTTTTTAGCAATACGGAATCTGCCTCGTTGAATCGAAATTCCTCTTGAATCGTCCGATTGCAAGTAATCAATCAAATGTCCCTGTTCGTGAAAGAAGGTGGTTGCGTTACCCCGAACATTGTTCATGTCATTGGCGAAATTCATGTGGATGCGCTTATCGCCGTGACTGTACTTCGCACCTTTCGCGCTTCCCGTTACGACACTGTTTAACGGCACGAAGCGATTAAAAACGTCCTTCGCCGCATTCGTACCGGCTTGAAAACGATGAATCAGGGCTTCGCGATATTCGGACGATATGCCGTTTATACTATCCACTTTTTCGGTAAAGGTTCGAAGCGTTGAATCCGTTTCTTGCAAATGGCTTTTCGCCCCACCGTCAACGAAGGTTTGCTCCCACTCGGGGTATTTCATATCGCCGGGTACATAGTAGGTTTTTCCGTCTTCGTCCCTTGCCGCGCGTTGCCCGAAATCATCATCGAAGTGGGGAACGGTTGTGCTTCTGCACCACGGGTGAAACGGGGGAACTGTTACGCCGACTTTGTATTCTTCGATGCGGATAACTTTGCCGTCCATTCGACGGCATATTTCCGACGTCTTTTTATCCAACGTCGCGAGAATTTCTATCAGCTTCGTCCCCAATTCCCGATACGCCTTTTCGTGCGCGACTGCCGCGATTGCCGCCGATTCCGTCATTACAAGGCGAGCGGCGTTGCTTTTCGTTGTACCCATTGCGGCAGCGATATTGTTAATCGTCACATTCGGCGGTGTTCCGGCTATCAGCCCCTGCGTGAGTTGGGTTTGCAATTCGTGGACGAGGCGGTTTTTATCCCGCCAAATTCTGTCCGAAAAGGTGAGATTATCGGACGCCCACGGGCGGCCCATAAGAGCTTGAATTTGCGCCTCGGGTATGCCCGCAATATCCCATCCGACGTTAAACCCGCTTTGAACTTCGAAAATGCTGTGGTGGTAGTTGTCAAGAAATTGCCGCTTTATAACGCTGTCCACGGCATCAAGTTGGTTGCCGAAAAGCCGTTCCATCGTGTGCTGTGTTTGAAGATGCAAGGCTTCAAGACGGGAAATATGCACCCGCGCGGATGCGTTTTCAAGTTGCCGCACCCATTGACCGCTAACCGTGTTTGCTTTTGCGTAGGCGGTATATTCTTCAACCGTCCATCGAAATTCCGCTAACTCGTTTGAGTTCAAGAGGCGGCGGGCTTCCGGCAGGTCAATTTGATTGTTTGTTGCGAATCGGTCATACCAACCGGCAATCTGATTTTGAAGGTCGTGCTGGGCGTTTGAAAAAATGCGTTCCATATTTCGGATTGATTCTTCGCCGGTTGCGGTTGTCGTGTTTTCTATGCCTTCAAATCGTCGTTGCCAATAATCCGAACTTTTCACGCTCTCCCGCCCCCCGATTATGACGCAACAATTTTATTCGCCGCCGGTTTCAGGCGTTTGCGGATTGTTTACGGGTCATTTGTTACTATCCCGTTATTGTCGGCATCAAATGCCCCGCCGTATTGCACGGATTCGGCTTCATTTCGTGCGGCTTGTTTCTCATCTTTGATGCGGTCTTTTTCGGCTTGCACATTGTCAACAAACGGATGCTGTGCAAGCAGTGTTTCGTTCGAAAGGATACCGACCGAATTTTTAATGTTGTTAATGGCATCGGCTTCACTCATAAGCATTTCGCGGTTGAAGAGGATTTCCACTTCTTCCCCGTCGAAATCACCGACGCCGGTGTTCGCCAAATGCAGATTCACGAAATACAACAAATCTTCAAAAGATGCCTGATACTCGGTTTCCATACGGTTTGCGTCGAGGTCAATGTCGCTGTACATGGATTGAATATTCATTTGATTGGGGCTTCCCTGCAAGCGGTCGTCCTTGGCATCAAAACCCATCGCATTTTCAATAATTGCATTTTTGAAAATCTCGATAATTTTTTGATAGTTCTCGCCGTTGACTTCGACTTGCAATGCTTCAACGCCGCCTTTTACACCATCAACACTTCGGGTTTTGACCGCCCCGAAAGTTGCAAGGTTTTTGCGAAAATCCCCTAAATTTTCGCCGTCGTAGTTCACGATGATTAAAATTGTGTTGCGGCTGTCTTCTTCCATATTGTTTTGAAAGTTTGAAAGTATCGTATTTAACCCGTCTTGAAGGCTTTTGACGTTTAAAATCAGCGGTATTTCTTTGCTGTTATATTTGAAAGGGATTAACGGCATCCGATTCCAATTGTAGCCTTCATCGTTTACGGTGAAGTATGCTTCAACCGGCGGATAATCGGGGTCGGACTTTAACCTTGCTCCGTCAAGCTCAAAGCGGCTGATTCCGTCGGCGTGATACACTTCTACTTTTTGAACCGTCTTTTCACCCCGCGCCGAATCTTCAACCACTTCATAGATGCGAATTGCGTAATCAAGGCGCGTATGCTCGTCATCGCCCCAACCGGCAATCACTTCATACGGCTTGAAACGTCGAAACGCGAGTTCGCCGCCGTCGTAGTACAGAAACATCCAACCGATGCCGCAATTGTATGAGTTTTCGCCCACGTTTTTCAGCAAACTGAGAAATCTGCGATTGAATATTTTGTGAAGGATTTTTGCGTATCTGTCGTTGTCGGCTTGCACCGCGAACGGTTGCCCCAAAAAATAGTTGACTTTTTGGTCAACCATTTTCTTGTACTGATTATCTACGATTCGATTGTTCGGCAAGTTTTTGACTTCTTCCAACTCGCCGTCCGCCCCTATCATTTCGCGCTTTCGATGGAGAATGTCGTGTTTGCCTTCGTGGTAACGCTCACCGGTTATCATATTTCGGCGGCGTTCCGAAGTAAGAAATCGTCTGATTTCCTTTTCGATGAAGTCCGTGTCCGTGGGGTTCGCCCCCTGCCGAATCAAATCTTCATTGCCGGTAAAGTTGAATCTTCGCACGGGTTCACCGCCTTTTCATAATTTCAAAACATAACAAATCTGCCTTCGCGCGGCACTTTTGTTACTAACGGGGGGGGGGGGTGAAAGCACAAAAATAACGCCTTGCGGCGTTATCAAATAAAGCGTACAATGGACAAGCAAGCTGTGTGGCGGCGTTTCAGGCTGAACCCTTGAAAGGGGGTGAAGCCATATGACATTGTTTGAAGTTCTTTACTTGCTTCATACACTCGCGTTAGTAATTCTCGCGTACTTGTTATATAAGCGAAACGAAAAATAGCCGCCCCTAGGACAAGGTTGTCGGCTATTTTCGTTTCACTGTTGTAATTCAGCAGTCATCCGGGTTTAGCAGTTGCCGTCCCCAGCTTGCTTTTTTTATTCTGCAACTGTACGTGCGTTATTATACGTTGAACATCCGCATTTGTAAACCCGCTTAGTCGAAGCTGAAACTTGACGGCTTCGAGAAGGATTCAACGGCATAGCGCATGGCGTCCATCAAATGGTTGAAGCCGTCAATCGGCTTGTTTATTTTTCGTCCGCTTTTGTCTTCGCCCCATGTGTAGTTGCTGATTTCGGTTAAAAAATTTACGCAACGGGGATGTACGATAATCTCGAAGTCTTGCAAAAAATCTATGCCGGCATTTATGCTGTCCTTGCCCTTGCGGGCTTTTCGAATGTTGAACATTCCGAGAAGTTCCAAACGGTCGATGCTTTTCGGTTCATTATCGGCAATGATACGCTCTTTAACGTATCCCATCCGACTGACCTCTTTGAAGATGGCTTCGTTACTCATGCCGTATTCGTACATTTCGTCGAAAACCCATAATTGCTTTGCTTTCGGGTCAATCAGCCCGCAAAACAACGCCGTCGGGTCGTTGGTGTAGCCGAAGTCCAACCCGAAGCAGGATTTTACGCCGGCACGGCTTCGAACTTCGTCGATGTCGAATAATATTTCAATCCATTTTTCAAATATAACGCCGTCAACGATACCCCAATTTCCCATCCCGGCTACATTGTAGCGGCGGGGGTTTAGCCTCTTCATGCGCTTAAACATCGCAAGGGTTTGTTTGTCGATAAATTCGTTCATCAAGTAGGTTGTGGTGATTGCAAGCGTGTCAACGGATTCGTCGATTTCTTCATCGTAAAATCTTTTGACAGTGCCGGAAGAAAGAGTTTCGACAATCTCTTCGCCGTCTTTTTCGTTGACATCGAAAAACCGCTTTTTAATCCAGTGATATTGATTCCACGGGTTGAAGGTCAATGTCCATTGATAGAACAATCCCTCGGGCAGGTTTCCGCGCAGGGATTCGTCCAAAATATCGAAATCGGCTTCGTTCATTATTTCGTAGGCTTCTTCTATCCATCCCCAACAAAGATAACCGGTTTCAACCGTGATTGATGTAATTTTCAACGGGTCATCCAGACCGCGAAAGTAAATTGTTTGCCCCGTCGGAATACAGGTCATTTCAAGCGGCGATTCTTTGACGTTCCAATATTGGGCGACGCCCAAACGGTTAATCGCCCACTTTAATTCCTTGAAGCATGAATCCTTCATCGTGCGGAAAATTTTGCGAATTACAAGAAGGTTGGCATCGGGATTTTTCATAAGATTGTAAATGAACCATAACGCTGTTGTCTTTGATTTCTTGCTTGCGCGGCTTCCCTTACATACCCGATAACGCCCTTTAAAATGCCAAAAATCTTTGTAGTGCTTGCCCACGACATCGGGCAGATAAATTTTATTTTTCGCCGCTGTCATGGTATCACCACATAAAAATCATCGTGCAATAAAATTGCGCCCTTGAAATATCAGGGGCGCAAGCATTTTCAAGCATTTTTTTGTTACTAACACGTTATTACCGGTCTTATTTAAGGTCGTTTTCACCGCTGAATATTGGTGGCGGCATATTCGTGATTGCAAGTTTATCGTTGAACAATCCCAAGTGCCGACCGAGTAATTCGAGGTTGCGGGTTTTGTCGTACAGCTTGATTTCCCGTTCGATAATGTCGCCGTCCTCGGTCGGGATGATTTTCACCCTTACCGATTGAATTGCCGCCGTGTCATCGCGCATCGCCGCACCGTTCACCGCGCCTTCTTCTGTTATAACATCGGCGGCATTGACGAAACCGAGTTTCGCGATTTCCTCCAACACCCTGTCGGCGGTAATTCCCGTTCGCTTGCTTCTTTCAGCCATCGCGACGGCTACAGCCGCCGAAATGTTAGGTTTTGAAAGGTTTTCGGAAGCTATCGCGGACGCCGCATTCGGCGAGTATCCCGCACGGATAGCGGCTTGTGTGCCGTTAAGGTCGATAAGATACTCTTCAACGAATCGCGCCTGTTTTGCAGTCATTTTAGGCACAATATCGCCCCCATTCGCGCCTTTCGGGTAGTTTTACACTTAACCACGATAGCATTTTACTATATTTGAAACGGAAAAAACGGAAAAAGCGGAAAACTTTTCATGCACCTTCAAAATATGCTTTTACATATTTTCTCGCTGAATCTGCGGACATTTTTTTATAAAACCCCTTGCCGACGTCCTGCCATTCCTTGCCTTCAATAAACCGCAATGTTAAAAGGGTACGAATTTTCGCACAATCAAGGGAAGCGATGAACTTTTCAGCGTCAAGAACCTTTTGTTCGAGCTTGATTTTTCGGGCTTCGAGAAGCAACCATATTTCATCAATCTTCTTTTGGTCTGCAACAGCATACCCCTGAATCGTGATAACTTTGCCCTGCCCGCTTCTGTAATCCTTCGCCGTATCGCCGACAAACAGATTCCTTTTATCCTGCACACGCCGCAAACGTTTGTTAAGTACGTCAATTTCACTTTTCATGTATATGAGTTGTTCGAAATCTTTCAGCGTCATTGCCCTATCTCCCTTCACAGAAGCCGCACATTTGAACTTTTCAAGGCTTTTGCCAAATGCAACAGATTCATACATGCGAATAAACGAATAGCGAAGCAGGGTTTTGCTTCCCCGCTTCGCTGTTCAAAATTGTGTCCGATTCGGACACCTTGCCGTATGCCCGCTTCCATTTCCCGCCTAAACTTTAACTATGCTCATAACAACAAAGTCGGGCGGCAATCCGTAGTCGCCTCGGAGGATATAAGTAACCTTTACGTCAATAAATTCTTCCGTTGCTTCCTCCCGCTCCGGGACAAATTGGCGCAATCGTAACACATCGCCGACCTGATAATTACGGTCATTGCGTCGATATTCAAAGGTTTTTAACCCCTCGGCAACGGCACGAAGCATATCGGGGTGTATTTTTACCTCATGTGTTACTTGCCCCGCTTCCGACGCGATGGGGTTCGGCGGCGAGGCGGCGGGCTGTTGCTTTTTCAAGGGACACCACGAGGGCATATGCTCAAAGATTGTAAAATCCAATATTGTGCTGTCAAAACATTCTTTGTATTTCATAAGTTTGCATTTCCAGTAAGTTTCTTGGTACTTCTGAACGTGCTGAATTTTACAGTACCGGCAGGAATCACAACAGCCGGGGTCGTAATCTTTTGCCGCTTCCTTTTGCGGCGATTCCCGCTTCCGACGTTCCTTCACGCTGTCCGGTGTGACGGGGACGCCGTTTTTATGTTCATCCAAAACTTGCGCCTGTTGTTTGCTGTCGAGCCGAGATGCTTCGTATGCAGTTGTTACGTTTATGTTGCCTTTTTGAAATTCTACCGAAAGCTCCGGCGCAAGATTTTTGTTGATGCTTTCGTACCGCGCTATTTGTGACGCGGACACGCCCAAAAGCTCGGCTATTATGTCCCGCTTTTTACCGGCGAATTTATAGCCGCCGTCTTTAAGTTCGGTTAAAAGCTCCTTTAATCGCCGGGCTTGATGCGATAATTCGTAATCCGAGAGCCGTCGCGCTGTGGAGTTTGCGAGAATCAATTGCAATTCCGCTTGCACGTCGTCTATAGATTTTACGATTTTGCAAGGAATGCGGCGGAATTGCTCTTTGCCTTCCGCTACAAGTCGGCTTATAGCCGTATATCGCCGCTCACCGCTTAAAAGCTCATACTTTGAATTTTCCGCCCGCTTCCGCACGACTAAATTTTGCTGTAACCCGACAAGCTCGATGCTTGCCTGTAATTCCTCTACGTCGTCCACGGTGAAAAAGTTTAATTTCGACGGCTCTATTTGCTCAAAGTCCAAAATTTCGATTTTGAAAGCAAATGCATCATCGCCGCCGCTTTCGTTTTTTGAGTGCGTATTCATCAACGCGCTTACGCTGAATTTTTGGGGCATTTCGCTCTCTCCTTTTTGAAGGTGTCCGAAACGGACACTTTTAACCGGCCAAATATTCCGCAACCAAATTTTCATAATCCTTTGCCGCTGTAGAGTTTTTGGCGTATTCAAGAATGGGTTTGCCGCAAAAAGTAGTTTCGTCAATTTTTACGGTTTTGCGGATGCGTGTGCGAAACACAGGGTAATCCGTTTCATTTTCCAACCATTCTGCGCCCTGCACACATGCGTTATTGCGGGCGTCCATAGTGATGAAGCATCCGGCAAGGCGTAACGCAGGGTTAAATTCCTGCATATCTTCTATCTGTTCCGCAAGTTGGCGAAGACCGTCAAAGGCGAATTTATCAACCTTAATCGGTACGAGTACGTCGGTAGAAACCGTAAGGGCGTTTATTACCGACATGTTAATATCGGGCGCATTGTCAATAATGCAGTAATCGTACATTTGCGCGGAATATTCCAGTGCCTTTTTGAGCCGGGTTTGTTGCGGACGGCTCATGTCAAGCAATACTTCTTTGTTTGCGTTTAAGAGATTCATGTTTGCGGTTATCACGTCTAACCCGGCATAGGGCGTATTGTGAATATACCGGTGGGCTTCCGCGCCGCGCCGGGTCATTATTTCCGCCATGCCGGCAACGTCATCGCCATGAAAGCCGAAGAACTTTGATACATTGCCCTGCTTGTCGTTGTCGATAAGCAGAACCCGCGCCCCGTGGACGGTCGCAAGCACGTGAGCAATATTGATAGCGGAAACCGTTTTACCTACGCCGCCTTTTAAGTTAATGATGGATATGGTTTTCATTTTTCATCATGTCCTTTCCCCGGAGAATCATCCTCGCCCGCTTCGGCATCCGTTAATTTCATTTGGATTTGCGGAACTTCTGAAAGCGTGAAGCGTTGTCCTTCTTTATCGAATTTCAATTCCAACGTGCGCTCTGAATACGTCGCTTTTGCCTCCGTGCGCTTTTTGAGGGTTAATGTTACTTTGGTTTCGATTTGCGGCGTTCGATAAACTTTCGTCGTCGATGCACCTTGCCCGTATTCGTCCTGCAAATGAACCGCTCGTGTGCAATCGACTAATTCGATTGATATTTTCGCGCTGATTTCTCCGCCCTCGAAATTGCCGTGGTAAAGTTCATAAAGGCATTCTGTGATTTTGCGATTAAAATTTTCATTAAAATCCTTAAACGCATCGCTTTGCGCGGTTAATGTAAATTCAGTTGCCATTTTACACATCCCCTTTCAATTATTTTTTTATTTTATTGCCCGCCACGAATTACCCTTATGTCGTCTGTATACATAAGCCTTTATTTGCGGACATAACATCCGGAGCGACTTGCAGCCCTGACGCAAGACCCGCTTCTTTGCGGCAAGCGGCGTGTTTACTTTCATTATGTGCTTGCCCCTTTCTGAAAATTTTCGTTGGCTTCACTTTGAAAGAACGCCCTGACGGTCGCACCTCGTCGCCTCCGGCAGTCGTATTCCTCGAAGCTGTTAACACTTCGAAAAATAAGCCGGTTGTTTACATACCGTTGAAGCAATCTTGTTTCCCTTGGTGCGTTTTGCTTATCGTAAATCATTACATACGGGTTAAATCCCATGTCGCGCAAGGCATATACCCGGTGCAAATCTTCGTCGTGTGTGCTGTTGAAATTCGTCAAAACATAAACGCCCTTGCGCGAATAGTCCTTTAAACGAAAATGTTTATTGAAAAATTCAAATGCCGCCGTTAAATCTTCTCGCGGGTTATCCCATGCAAAGTGAATCATTTTAATTTTAAGGCGGTTTAGCAACTGCAACACATGGGAATCAACAAGTCGGATGTCCAGCCCTTGCGTAAAGTCAACGGATGCGCCTGTATCTATAAGTTGCAGAAGTAATTTTTCTCTGTCGTTACAAGCAAGCAAGTTCGGGTCTAAAAGTTTGATTGTCTTTTGCTTTGTCCAAAAGTCCCCTGTTTCTGCGACTTGCTTTGAAACGTTTCCCTCTTTTTTCGTTACGATGCAATACGGGCAGTTTCGCGGGCAACCCCGTGTTAAAAAGCCGTATGCCTCGCTGTATTGCGGGTACAAGTCGTAATCCGGCATTATATTTTCAATTTCCGGGGGAAGTGATGAAATGTAATACTCGCTATCTGAATAGCCTTGCCGTATGCGCTCGTCGGAGGTGTCTGCGGGCTTGTATCCTGTTCCGCCCTTGTAAATAACGTCCGCATGTATCGCCGTGCTGTAGTCCGGCGTGAAATCGAAAATTTTGCTCATGTAAACGACATCGTAATGCTCAAACGGGTTGAGCATTTCCACGTAATCGCCCCGGCGTTTGTGATACGCGCTTAACTTCATCAACGGCAAACACGGGAAGTTATGGCTGTCCACGTCTGCAAGACCTATTTTCACATCCTCATCCCCTTTCGCCGTTTCTCCCGGACCGGCTTACGCATCATGCGGGCGTAAATATACGCTCCGTTCACGTATTGACTGAATTTAACCTTAATCCCGCCGACCGGAATTGCGTGATTGCGGTAGTGCTGTTCCAACACGGCGCGGGCGGCATTTTCATTCGCGGCAAGCTCCGCCACCCGCTTCTTCGACATGCTGTACTTTGTGCCGGGAAGTCTGTGGTCGGAAAATGCGACCTCGGGTTGAGTTAAGTTTGTGCTGGTCGAATAGGTTTTTTGCCCTTTTCGGTTGCCTTCCTTGGTTTCAGGCTTGGCAATGTACCGGGCCAGCCCCTCCAGTCCGTAATCATCCGGTTGCAAACGGCGCGATTGCGAACGGAAGCCCTTCTTCCAAACTGCTTCTGCCAAACTGCTTCTGCAACATCCCTGTCGCGGAAATTCATAATGATATGGTGATGGGCGTGTATCGCGCCTGTTGCCTCGTTAATAACCCATTCAGTGACGTAAATATATTTCAACTCCGGCAACCCGTTTGCCTTGATATAACCGCGCAAACGCCGGATATAGTTCTGCATATCTTTTTGCGCGGACTTTGCATCGGCGGGCATGTGTTCGTGCCTGTAATCGAACGTACACCAAATATCTGCTTCGGTGAAATTGGCGTGTACGAGCCGAGAAACATGCTTACGGGTGTTTTCGCGATTAAGGTTTTTTTGTGCATGGCGTGTAGGGCTTCCCGTTTTTTCCCTTACGATTTTATACTTGCTTTCCGTCCATATCGGATATATTTCGACTTCCAATACATCGCCGGAGCGGATTAACTTAACTCGGTACTTGAAAATATCTTTGTGCCGTATGGATTCTAAATAATCGTCAATACTTAACTGCTCATACGGCAGGGTGAAAACATCTTCGTAGCTTGGCAAAGAGTACGGCATATGAATTTCCCTCCCGAGTGAATTTAAGGGTTCAAGGCTTTAGTGGCGCGGTAGCTTTCAATTGCCGCCCGTTTTTCATCCGCGCCTTGCGCACGGATAACGGCGGCAAACGCTTGTCGGTTTCGCACTTTAGCTTTTTTATCCTCCAACTCGTGGCGGATAAATTCATATGCTTTTTTATCCTCACTCGAAAGGGCGGTTGCATCGAGCATATTTAAAAATTCCAACATGCCGATAACCGCCATAAATGAGATTTGCACTTTTTTCGGATTTTCGGGGTTACTCCCGAAGCTCCGCAACATGTTTATCATCGAAATCACTCCCAAGATTGACGGCAGTGTGAACACTGCCTTAACACGAGCGTAAACGCTCGCGCAAAACACAAACATACATGAATGAAAATGCAAATATTTGTTTGCGTTTGTTTGCTGTTTTCATGGCATCGTTGAGATGTTAATACCTATTACGAGGACGATAAACAGCCCCGTCGGACACCATCGGACACCTTTTTTCGTTGACTTTCGGCATTCGGAGTGATAGAATTTAGTTGTTTGAATGTCATCTCCGAAGGCGTTTCGCCTTTCCCCCTGCGATTCCGTTAAAATTGCAGGGGGTTTTTATGTTCCGCTGAATTTGCTGTATAACCACTTTTCAAATTCGGCGTCGTTGGAATCTTCGGTGCGCTGTACAGCAATAATCAGCTTCTTGCCTTTTTCCCGACTGAAATTGTCGTACCGCTCAACGATGTAGCCGCTTTCGCTCATGCGCTCAATTCCTCGCGTGATGCGGTCGAGTGTTCGCATGTCGCCCTCGTGGTCATTTGTGGCGTGAATGCTCACGATTACCATACATAACCTCCCCGCGCTGCTGTCAGAGTGCGTCCGCTATGTCGAATAACGAAAGCTGTTGCATACAACCCGCTTTTTTGGCTTTGACCCGCTTCGGCTTCGCGGATTGCAGAAACCATCCTAACTTTCGGACGTCAAAAGCATCGCCGCATTGTTTAATGTCCGGGTAGTTGCTCGTGCTTACGGCTATTGCGTGTTTATCCGTTTCGTAAGCGTAATAGGTGTAAAGTCCCAGATTGAGGTGGCACGGTTCATCTAAAAAAACGTCGGGATTATCGCCCCAAGATTTGACAATGAATTGATAAGGTGTCATCCCCTTCAAAGTTTTTAGTCGTTTAGCG